GCCGCAAGCGAGGGCCAGGGGACGTGCTGATTCAATTCGCGCAGATTCATGTATGAAGACCGCCAACGCATCTTTGCAGTCGTATCTGGCCAGCCGCCGCAGCGGGTGGATTGCCGACCTTTTCGATTTCGTTCTGGCCAACGGGACCGAGTATCATTGGACCTCGTTTGACCAAAGCTTGCAGGTCGGCCCGACTCTCTATTCCGCGCTCGGCCCGCTCATTGACCGGACGAAATGGGGGATCAAGAATACGATCGAGGTCCCCGAAATGGATATCCGCATATTCTCTGACGGGTCCGATTTGCCAGACGGCACGAACCTGAAATTGTCGGTCCACAATGGCCTTTTCGACTACAGCACGATCACGCTTTCTAGGCTCTTTATGCCGACCATAGGTGACACGTCGCTCGGCCCTGTAACCCTATTCACCGGCAACGCCTCCCAGATTGAGATTGATGCGCTAAGCGTAACGGTAACGGTCAAGGGGGCGAACGTCCAGCTCGCGCAGTATATGCCGCGCAACCGGTTCACGCTAGGTTGCACGCACGCCCTCTACGACGCCAACTGCGCACCGAACCCCGGCGAGCCGGGCGGCGGCCCGTCCCTGGCGGCGAACACCTATACGGGCGGGATCGTCACCACGGGATCGACTCGGCAGGTAGTGCAATGGCGACCGGCAGGGGATTTTCCGCCGAATATCCCTAACTTCACGCTGGGCGTGATACAATTTACGAGCGGGGTGGCCAACGGCCTATCGCGAACGATACAGAGCATCACGACGTCAAACGTCCAGGTCTCCTACAACTTCTACGAGGCCCCAGGCGAAGGCGATACGTTCAACCTGATATACGGGTGCGACCACACGCGCGCCGGAGGCTGCACGTTCCACAACAACCTGAAGCACTATCGGGGATTTCCCTACACACCACCCGAGCAATACGCGCTATGACCCAGGCATCTGTTCGTGTCGATAACGAGCCCGTTCCGACGTTCCCCACCCCGGTCTTGTCGAAAGTGGACGCCCAGACCGAGGCGTTCCAGCGGAGGAACGTGATCGAGGCCGCGAAGTCTTGGGTGGGCACGCCATACCGGCAGCTTGGCTACAAGAAAGGCAAAGGCGGTGCCGTAGATTGCAGCATGTTGCTAGTCGCCGCATTCGTGGAGGCCAGGGTTTTCGAACCTTTCGACCCCCGGCCGTATTCGGCCACGTGGTTCTTGTCCAGATCGGAAGAGAAGTATCTAGCCTGGCTGGACACGATCGGCGAGCGCACGACCGCGCCGCAGCCAGGCGACGTTCTGACGTTCCGGTGGGGCCGATGCGTAAGCCATAGCGGCATCCTGATCGATGAAACGAACATGGTTCACGCATTCGCCACCGACCGAATTTGCACGATAACGCGGCTGGATTGGAACAGCCTAGCCAAGCGCCGCGACGTGTCTTTCGATATGTGGGCTCGGTTGCGAGGAGCAAACTAGGATGGCCGGTTTCTTCGGCGGCAACAGCGCCAATTCCTCCTCGACGCCCCCGAAGTATACGGGGATGCAGTTACAGACTTCTTCGCAGTCTATGCCGATCCCTATTGTTTGGGGAGCGAACCGCATAACTGTGAATTTGATCGACTACTTTGGATTCTACTCGCAGCCCGCCAGTAAAGGTAAGGGCTTTCTGAGCAAGGGAAACAACCTCGACTATTACGCCAACATCATCCTGGCGTTGTGCGAGGGCTCCACGACCAAAACGAACAACTCCATCGGCACCGCTTGGCAGGGCCAGTCGGAAATAAACTTCGCTGACAGCGGCTACGGCCTCTACCCAGGCGACGAGTCCCAGGGAGAAAACCCGTGGGCCACCGCAGTCGCCGCAGGGCACGACCTGGGCTACGCCTACACAATGTATATTGCGCAGGGCAACACGCCGCTCGGCGCCAGCGCCACCGTGCCGGCCCTGTGGTTTGAGGTCTTCAGCAGTTACCACGGCGTCCACACGGCCCCGCAACCAGGGTCCACTGTGGCCAACACCTACGACGCAAACTTCGGCGATATCATCCCCGACTTGCTATGCAACGCGCGCTACGGGGTGAATCTGCCCAAGGCCCTTCTGGTCGGCGCGGAGGATTTGACAACCTACCATCTGGCGCAAGGAATCTTCGTCTCGCCTATCCTGCGGGAGCAGGAGCAGGTTACGTCTATCCTGTCGCGCTGGGCGACGATCGGCGACTTCTGGATTTTCTACACCGGCACCGCCGTCAAGATCGTTCCGCTTGGGGACGCGCCGATCACGAACAACGGCGTCACCTATTCGCCCAACCTGAACCCGATCTATGCGCTGGGACCTGACGATTTTGTCGTAGCGGACAAGAACTCGAACAAGTCTTCGCCACCGGTAAAGGTCACCCGCAAGGACCCCGCAGACGGCTACAACGTGGTTCAACTCGATTGCACCATTCGCGGTATGCAATACAACACGGTGCCCTACATCTGGCAGGATCAGGCATCGATAGATCAAGTCGGCATTCAGGCGCCGAACATCATAAGCTGCACCGAGATTTGCAACGTTCCTACTGCGCAAGTCGTGCTCCCGCTCGTGGCCCAGCGGCAGTTCAATATCCGCAACACCTACGAGTTCAAGCTTCTGCCGAACTTCATTCTGCTAGAGCCGGGCGATCTTGTCACGCTGACCGAGCCTAGCGTTGGACTCAGCAGCGTTCCCGTGCGTATCCGCGAAGTCTCGGAAGATGACAAGAACAACCTCGCCTTCGTGGCCGAGGAGTTCCCTGGCAACGTCGGGACCGTGCAGTTGACCGAAACCGAGCCCTGGGCCGGGGCGTCGCCTTACAACCAGCTCGTCCTGCCGCCATCCGTCAACCCGCCCGCCTTCGTGCAGCCTGACTTATCTCTCACGCAGGGAACGAGTGAATTGTGGATTGCACTATCTGGCGGCGCTAATTGGGGCGGGTGCGGCGTATTTCTCTCGTTCGACGGCGTGAATTATAGCCAGATCGGGGAGGCGGACACCGCTTCGCTGCAAGGCACGTTGACCGCCGCCTTGCCCGAAGTGACGGGCCTCGACACCACAAGCACCCTGGCAATCGACCTGACCGAATCGCTTGGGGTCATACCCACCACCGCGACCCAGGCGGACGCGCAGGCATACCGAACCCTCTGCCTTGTGGACAGCGAGTTGCTGGCCTACGGCAACGTGAGCCCGACCGGCGAATACACGTCCGATCTGACCTACCTTGAGCGCGGCCTATACGGCACGACGCCCTCCGCGCACGCTGCCGGCGCTCCGTTCTCGGCGATAACGCCGACCGTGGTGTTCTCGGTGGACATTCCGGAATCGTATTTCAATTCAACCGTCTACTTCAACTTTCCCAGCGTCAACCCGTTTGGCGTTCAGGCGCAAAGCTTGGCCGACTGCACGGAATATTCGTTCTCCATCGTGGCACCGTCTATCGGCGCCGTTACCGACGTTGTTCTGGCCGCCCAGACGAACCCAACGACGCACGCCGTCCTAATCCAGCCCGGCACCGCGAACACGCTGGCGGGCTTGGTGGTGACTTGGCAACCGAGCCCCGGCCCGAACCTCTCGGCCTACGAAGTGCAGTTCTCCCTGGACGGGGGCACCACCTGGGCGAACACCTACACGATCGACCCCGTAGGCACCTACGAGGCGGGGACGCAGCAGACGTTCACGCTGCCTAATCCGGCCAGCCTAACCCTCTACGCGGCCCGTGTGCGGGCGATTTCGTCCTATGCCGACGTCGCCTCTGGCTGGGTCCAGAGCAGCACCCTGTCAAGCGAAGCGGCGCCCACAACCGCGCCCGCCACGCCCGCCCTGACCGGTCACATTCTGTTCGTGCCCTACGACGCAGGAACAGACACACCCGCCGCCTACGGCTTTCAGGGCCAGAATACGGCCCCGTATCCAATCGACTACTCGATCACCGAATACACCCTATCCTACGCCTCGGCGGCGGGGACGGTGACGATGCCGCCGGTAGCGGTAACTCCGTCCTCCATCGAAAGTAACGGAGGCGTGTTCACGCAGACCGTGCCGGCGAGTTCCAGCGGGACGCCAACCACCTTGGCCGATTCTACGACCTTCACGTTCACGCTAACCGCAACGAACGAGGTAGGCACCAGCGCGCCAAGCGCCCCGCTCTACCTGACAACCAGCACCGGCACGGCCACCACCTACCCTTAATCGGGCGTTCTTGAAACAATCTAAGGTGCCTGTATACTATGTCATCTGAAACGATCCCACCGCATTTAATGGAGACCGAATTGGATAGCGACATGCGCGAACAGTTGGGTCATCTGCGAGGAAGGATCGAGGGGGTGGAGAACTGGCTGGCAAGGCTGGACGCCAACGTTATCGGTGAACTCCGCAACATCAACGACAAAATCGACAAGGTGCAGGAAAGTTTCGCGACTTCGAGAGGCGGTCACGGAATGCTTTCGACGCTCTGGATCGGCGGCGGCGGCGCGGCCTTCGGCTACCTGATCCTACACGCCCTGAACGTTCATTAACCGTCCGACATGAATCAATATAAGCCCTACACCCCTGAGTTCCTAGTCCAACTTCTCGCGGATTATGAGAAGTGCGGACGAAACCAATCCGAACTTGCGCGTCAACGCGGCCTAGCCCGATGCACGGTGCAAAGTCAGCTTCTCGCCGCGTTTCGGCACCGCGATGAAAGCCAGAAGGTGAG